GGACGTTCGCGTCCACCTGCAACCGAGGAACTCCAGCTTCGAAAGCTGGTCTACGCGTTGACAGGTGACTGGGAATCCGGCTCTGGCAGCAATCCTCTCAAGATCTTCGCAGGGTTCCCGAGTCATGAGACTGCAGTCATCGCCTCCGGCCGCTAAAAAGCAGTCGTACAGAGTCGGTTCACGACCGATACTGGTGGCGACATTCTCCAATCCACTGGCGAGCGCTAAGAGGGAATTACCCACTGTGGTGTGCGGATCGCCGGACAGCCTCATGTACGGGCACTTGAACGTGACTCCGTCTCTGGAATAGCCGTGGAGGCCTTCCAAGTTGCTTTGGAGGAGCTGACACGCAGCTTGGGGCAGGCCGAAGCTCTTGAAGAGTGCCAATTCACGGGCTCCGCAGTCCTTCCTCTGCGTCTGGTCCCACTTGGCCTGGTCGACGTTCCTGAGGTATGGTAAGTTGCCATGAAGTTCGTTCTGTGACGCGGCGAGCATACTGCCCTTAGATCCGGGGGCGTACAGAACGGGCCTAGTGTGCGAGGGCGTCCTTTGGAGGCGCTTCCTGACTAAGCCGGTGAACTCTGCGATGAAGGGGGCAACTAGTACGTTGAAGTGGGCGGTGGCACCCATGATCTGCCTGGGTGCGCCGTCTCCATCTTTGAGAACAGTTTCCCTCTTGACTGAAACTTCCCTGCGCGTCCACTCGTGGATCTGTTGTGGGGTCAGTTTGGAATGAGGGGTGATGCCCAACTCGGCGAGTTCATCAATGGCCTTTAAGTTCTTGGCTTTGACCACGGAACTTGAGTTGCTGTTCTTCACGTAATTCCTGGCGTGTTCCTTCCATAGTGCAACATCCTTCGGGATTCGCAGGTGCACAGGCTTCCCCAGCAACCGACGAATCCTGTCGTAGCATCTGGTGATATAAGCCTCTCGGAAGTTGGGGTCGCAGGAGGGGGGTTCCGCTAAAGACCTCTTCTGGAGGGAAGAGGCGGTGTTGTCTTGGTTGCAGCTGAAGACGGTGGGCTCCTGGCCTACGATGGGGATACAGGTAGCAACAGCTGGGGCGGACTGCTTATCATGAGCTTGGTCCAACACCTTGCGGACGAGCTTGGAGTTGTGGAGCTGGGGTGGCGGGGTGGCAACACTCGTAATGGCTTTGACAACGGCTCGTGGCATGACCCGGTTCTTGTCGGTGGGTGAGCATAGGTAGAGGCCTGCAAGGAC